GCAGTATCAACAGGCTCCGACCTCGGAAAGTCTGGCGATTTTGAAGCGTGAATGGTGGAACGTGTGGGAGGGTGAAGGCATTCCGAACCTTCAGTATGTAATCCAGAGTTATGATACGGCGTTCTCGAAACGCGAAACAGCGGACTACAGTGCGATCACGACGTGGGGGGTATTTTACCCCGAGGAGATTGGGGGACCCGCGCATTTGATCTTGTTGGATGCGAAGAAGGGGCGTTGGGATTTTCCTGAGTTGAAGGAGATTGCGCTGGAGGCGTACAAATATTGGGAGCCAGAAACGGTAATTATTGAGGCAAAAGCCACAGGGACCCCTCTGACCCACGAATTACGGCAGGTTGGCATCCCGGTAGTAAATTTTACGCCGAGCAGGGGTAATGATAAACTTTCTCGGGTTCATGCTATCTCTCCGCTATTTGAAGCTGGTATGATCTGGGCTCCGGATGAAACGTGGGCGCATGAAGTAATCGAAGAATGTGCATCGTTTCCGAATGGGACGCACGATGACCTGGTGGATAGTACCACTCAGGCGTTGATGCGGTATCGACAGGGCAACTTTGTTAGTTTGCCCAGTGACGACTGGGAAGACTTTGGGAGTGGACAGACGATGATATCGGCAGCAGCGTATTATGGCTGAACCAAAACCTACCTTTGCGGAATTGTTGGCGCAATACGAAGAATCACGTCCCAAGGCGCTCGACGAACGGTTCACGCAACCTGTTCCACCAGAAGCGGGTCCGTTTCAGCAGATCATCCCAGAAGAAGAAACTTACCGAGACATGGCCGAAAGGACTCTGGCTGGTGTTTTAGGTGATGACCGGCAAGCGTTCCGTCGAGCCGGTAAGTTATTAGACACGGCAGACCAGCTACCTGTTCTTGGCGATGCTTCTGCAGCAGCGGATGTTATGCAAGCCGTAAAAGACCGCGACATGCTTGGGTTGGGTATTGCGGGCTTGGGAGTTATTCCCGGCATGTCCGGTATGGCTCGTAAAATTAGAGGATCTGTAAACGAGCAAATGGAACTACCTTTTGAAACACGGGCTTCGGACCAGTTGTTTTCAACGACTCCCACTACAGAAGATCCTTTTTCTGGACTAAGAAATGAAATAAATAGACTGGATCAAAAAATCACGAGGCTTGATTCAGGGCTTGTTCAAGATCAAGCGTCAGCGTCTCTCAACAACGCAACGTTAGATCCTAGAACGATACAAAATACTCAAGAAAACATAAGTAAATTGGCCAGACAAAAATATGACTTGGAAGACCAACTACAAGATTTGATAAAAAGGCAAACGAACGCGGACCCTCGTTTACAAAGAGCCGTAGACCTTGGTTTTGATATTACCCGACCTGTTTATCACGGCACCAACGTAAATTTTAGAGAATTTGATCCAAAAAAACGCGGGACGTACACTGAGGCTAAAGACGCAAAGTTAGGTTTTTTCTTTACCGATAACCCTCAAATGGCTTCAACCTATGTTGAAACTGATTTAGAACCCTATGCTACTTCAAAAAACTTTTTGATTAGAGCGGCAGAAAAATTTACAAAAGGTTTTTATGGAAAAGCCAACGACGCGCTTTTAAAAGCGTTTGGTCAACAACCTTTAAATCCCGAGGCTCCTCAAGTCCTTCCTCTTTTTTTAAGAAGGGGCAAGGAAAAGATGGTTATTCCGTTACGTGGCAAACAAGGCAATGAGTATAAAGAAGAGTTTTTTACTCAAGAACTTAAAAAAGCCCAAGAGGAAGGCTACGACAGTGTTACGTTCCGTGATGTAGACGATGTTCTATTTAGGGAGGGAAGCGAAAAACCCGAAGTTTTGACTGGGAACGTAACTATTGTGTTTAATCCTGCAAATATTCGCTCAATTAACGCGGACTTTAATCCAGATGCAAAAGATTCTGCTGACTTAATGTTAGCAAAAGGTGGTATGGTAACCAACATGAATAGACCAGTTATGTCACGCGGACTGTCCAATCTGATCCGTAACTACAGTCAGGGACCCCTAGCACGACTAGATGTTCCACGTGAAACCGTGCCGGTGCAGGGGATGTTTGAGGGTGGTATGCCACGTAACTTTAACCCCTTTGCCACGGGCCGTGAACTCACTGAAAGGGAAGAAGAAGTGCAAGCCCAGATGGCTGCAGAGGCGTTAGCTGATGATGCGCCGTTACCCCCTATCCCTTTGAACCAAGCGCAACAAAAAGCCTATAGGGCTGGTTTGTTACAGACCGCGGATCTTGGCTATGGCCGTCCGGAAAATAACGAATTTTTGTACATTGGAGACACGTCGGCAGATCCTTATGTAGCCCCCGTTACCTCTACGGTGACACAACCTCAAGGCACGTCGGGCACCGGCGATACCTCCCCTATCGAAGACGGTCCTGCTAGTCCCCCTATACAGGATACGATAGCAGATGCCCCGTTAAGTGACCCGACTGTGCCGTTTACTCCGCCTTCGCCTGTTGATCCACCACCTCCGGTAATAGTAGATGATCCACCGCCGCCTCCGCCGCCGCCACCGCCTCCGCCCCCTGTGGTAGTAAACGGTACGCCGCCGTCGCAACAACCAACGAACCCGGTGGGTATGGGGCGAACCCCTGACCAAGTAATGGCAGACAGGGCGGCAGAAGAAGCAGCAGCAGCCGAGGCTGAACGTATACGGCTCGCGAACCTTGCAGCACAGGAACAGTTAGCTGCAGAACAGTTAGCGGCCCAGCAGCAGGTAGCACAGGATAATTTAGTGCCGTTGCCTCCCGTAGATCCCACTCCAGCAGATACGTTGGATCAGGAACTGGCACAGGAGTTAGCGGATCAAGCGACCACCCAGTTGGCTGCGCAACAGAATTTAGACACGCAGGTTCTTGGGGCTGAACAGCTTGTAGACCAGCAAGCGGCAGACCGTGCGTTACTCGAAGCACAACTGACTAATCAAGACGATCCCACGGCCGTGTTCCAAGCACCCGCACCAGATACCGTGGACCGCGGTTCTTTTGGAGTTCCCCCGGAAGAAGGTATTCAGGTAATTGATCCAGATGCTCCGAACTTCTTGGTAGCAGACATGATTGACCCATACACCACGGGCTACGCACCGACGCTGGGTATGAACATTAAAGAAACGGTATACCCTTACCAGGGTATGACGCAGGAAGAAATGGAAAAACAAGGCGTCTATCAGGCAGAGGTGTTCCAGCCTATGCCAAAACTTAGCTTTGGTAGCGGAAGTCAAGAAGGCGAGGAAGGTGAAGGCGATGAGGAAACAAGAGAGTTGTATCCTCGTTTGCAGTTTGGTTCACAAAAAACAAGCGGCAAGGGGCGTTATGTTACAAATCCGGTGACAGGTGCATCTATTTTCATTCCTGACTATGGAGATATTACGGTTAACACTGAAAACCCGGAATCTGAACCGGGCCAGTATGGTTTACGAGACGAACAACGTTACCAGTGCCCCGCTTACTACACGTTGGCGTTCGAAGGCGGTAAGCCCTATTGTAAAAAAATAGACAAGTCGCAGTGGCCTTCTGGCGGTAGACGACGTGTTCAAGTGGCGAACCTTCCTTCGAGGACGGCCGTTTCGATCATAGAACCAAAGGAAGCGGGCGCAGAGACTCGGGAAGGCTACGCACAGGGCGGCCCCGTCCAAAACTTTAATTATGACGGGATGGCTTATCAACGACCAATGCAAGGTCCTTTCGGTCAAGCCCTGTTCCAACGTTTTCAAAACACGGGTTTTGTACCACCCGCTCAACAACAACGAATGCCGCAACCGTATCAACCTATGTTGAGAACACATGAGGCGAGATTAAGTAACCTCACACCCACGCCCGGCGGACCGCTGGATACACCACCGATGGACCGAATGGCTCGGATTGGCGACATAAGGACCCGAGGACCCGACTCTTTTGGTCAAATGGGACCACCCCAACAAATAGGACAGGAAGCCGAACCCAACACGCAGCAACTGGCTAGTCAGTTACAGAACGTGACACAGCAGGTTAACCAGTTAAGCTCACACTTGGGCGTAAATACTGGAGGTCCTTCTCAGTTCCAACCGGGTTTGCAAGGGGGCATCGGCGGGTTAATACAAAATCTCAGGCCGGGACCGCCTCCCCCACAATTACGAGCAACAGGTCCAGTGCGCCCTCCTATGTTGCAAATGATAGGTAGATAATTATGGCAAATGGT